CCACCGAGTTCTTTACGCTGGCGAAGGATTTGACCAATCTTGTCACGGGTATCTAGGTAGACAGCCATTGACTTGATTACTGGGCGCTCACCATTTTGAGCCATCCACTGCTTATCTTGTAATGCTTTTGTTAGTACTCGCGCACGGCGCTCATACTTTGCTCTGTCAGATGATACATACTCTGAGTACCAGTCAAAGTTTTCCTTTGCATTTTCTGCAACCCAAATACGCTTTGCTTCATTGATGAGTTTCATACGGTTATCAGTGTCGGTAACAATACCGTTCTGAATCTTGAAAGCATCAATGCTGTCCATGACCTTACCAAACTCAGTCCAACCCTTACGGATATTTGCCTCACGGACAATCTCCTCAGGGTTACGGTTCTGACGATAAGTATTCTTGGAGCCTGGGTAGGCACCCTTCTTATACTGCCATTGGTAGGCAGCCTGGCTAAAGGTGTACTGACCATCAAAGTCATTAGCAAGGAATCCCATAAGTTCTGGAGTATCACTAGCCTCGGCGTTAGCCATGAGGTAGTCAAACTTCTTGAGGTTCTTGACTGTCTGCACATTGGCTTCTAGTCCACCAGGTGACTTAGATAGGCTGACTGTAGCCTCAAAGTAATCTGGGTACATCTCAAGGAACTTAGCCTCTGCCTCTGCTCCATATTGATTCTGGAACTGGCGATAAGTTTGTTGGTAGAAGTCCATCTGTGGGCTGATAGCAAGTGGCATTGAGATAGACATTAACGCACGAAGTTGGAAGAACTTGTTTGTCTTATCTGTAATCTCTTTGAGTGACGGTGAATCTGTACGCTTGCCTGAGTTAAAGTTATATGTCTCATAACGCAGCATCTGGTTAAAGGTACGAACATAGAGTTCATCCTTTGTGTACAGAGTACGAAGGCGCTTAAGTGCAGCAGGTGTAAAGAGGTCAAGCACATCCTTAGGCTGACCTGCAGGAAACATCTGTGCAAAAGCATCTTCAAGTTCTGGTCGGTTACGGACAATCAGATACGCAGGCAAGGTCAAGAAAGGACCGCTACCTGGGTTGCCTGGCTGACCCTGTGTAACAACATCAAGTGACTTAAGCGGGATGCTTACTGTCTTGAAAGAGTTGTTAGCAATATCTTGCCATGCTTTAGGCAGTGAGTTGATAAATCCTTGTGGAACCTGTACGACAAGGTTTCCATCAGCAATCTTGTCTACGCTATCAATACGGTTTCCATCTTGGTCAACCACTAACTGACCATTAATTATCTGTGAGATGGTACGAGTAGCGTTAGTAACCACTGTCGGATTCTCAGCGATAATGCCAGACCAACGCTTCATTGTATTTTCAAATGCTGCGTAGAACGGGAACATTAACTGAACAACCTGGCTAGATGATGCACGAGTACGGCGCACAATGGTGAACAATGTACGCTCTACTTCACGGCGTGCTTCTTCACGAGCACCACGGACTGCACGGTTGAGTTCTTCCGCTGTAAGGCGGTCAGAACCTTTTGCTGCCTGCATCTGGTCAAGGTTAATCTTAAGTCGTGACTCATAGACACGCTGTGTCAATGGGTGACGAGCAAAGATATCTTCTGGCATAGAGCCTAGGAAGCGGAACACGCGGCGATTGAAAGTATCAATCAAGCGCTCTTGGTCCTTGAACTCCTTACTTGTTGGCACAAGTAGTCCGTTGATTTCTGGCAACTTATCTGCCTGCTGAGCGAAGCGCTCGCGCAGGAAGTTCTGAATCTCTGCTCCAGATAACGGCTTACCGTTCTCCTTAGTAGCAGAAAGCATAAGCGCTGTCTCTCTGTCTGGTACATAAAGTTTTACAGAGCCACGAGTAATTTCAATCTTCTCAAGCAAATCATCATCAAGTTCGCCAGCCTTAAGTTTTGTAAAACTTACGCCTTCACCAACTGATGTGTATGTGTTGTTTGCATAGAGACGACCCTCAGGTGTTTTCATCCACTTAAGGATGTCTGTATCTGTAAGACCATCAAGAACCTTGCGAACCACTGGGTCCATGAGTCCTGATTCTGGGTCGCGGAAATGCAGGTTAAGCACATTGCCCCATGCTTCAAAGTACTTTGGGTCATCAGGTGCAACTTTAGAAACTGTACGAGCACCCATGCCAGCAGTGAACGCCATCTCTTGAGTTGCAACCATTGCTTGGTATGTTTGGTCGGCAGATGTACGACCCATGAACCATGAGGCATTTTCAAATACCTTAGGCAAGTCGTACTGATGACCACCAGCATCTAGTGACATTTCGCCAAAGCCTGTGCGTTGCTTGATAGACATTGACTCTGCAGCGCTAACACGAGCACCGATACGGTTTGACATATCTGCCAAGTGAGCCTGGCTTAGTGAGTATGCACGAGCAATGTTCTCAGCAGCATCTTGTACGCCATTGTTAAGCATTGCGTTAATCTGGTCCTGTGTGTAGTAAGGACTTACAGATACATCACGGCGCATTGAGCGCTCGCGCTTCTTAGCCACGCGGTGTGCGTTACGGCGTTCAGCCTTTGTGTTGAGGATTGGTTCTACCTCTGGTAGTTCCATATCAGCAGCAGCACGAGCCTCTACCTTAGAAACATAAGCCTTGGCTACAGCCTCACGACCAGCCTCACCCATTGTTCCAGGAAGTGCAACATGGGTGATACCACCTGCACGCTTGTCGTCAGCAACAACCAAACGACCATAGCCGTTTTCCTTCATGTGTGTTACAACGAAGTCATCTGGGTTCTGCCATGACTTGTTCTTCACCCATGATGGGAAGTCTGTGCCACTCTTAATAAACATCTGCTTAACTTCTGGCTCAAGGTCTGTCCACTTGGTAGCGTAGAAAGGCTTGCCGTATGAGCGAACTGGCGCAACAGTACCATCACGATTTACTACGCGGAATACTGCACGCTCAAGAGTCTTAGGGTCGTACTTACGAATAGTATCTTCATCAACTCGTGAGAAGCGTGTGCTTCCACCCTTGCGTACTTCAACTACATTGCCAGCACGAGTAGCATCAATCATGTCTGCTTTCATGCGAACAGCAGCCTTGATAAGTGTCTCTTGGTATGGCTTCTTTACTGGGCGTGGGTCATAGCCGTATTCGTACCATGAATCAGCATCAGTATAAATCTCGTTAGCACGGACTTTTGTTTCTTCAATGCGGTATGCACCGCCAAGATTAGATTCGCCATGGCGCTCTGCGTACTGTTTAAACGGTGTTACCCAATCGCCAGCATTAACGCCAGCAGGTGCATCAAGTGGAACAGCACGATAGATAGTAATCATCTTGTTAGGGTTGCCCTTAACAGATGCAAAAAAAGTCATTGCTTCTTTATCAAGCGCAGCAAAGTCGCCACCATATCCGTAGATACGAGCAGCATCTGCGCTGTAAACATCAGCAGGGAAGATGTCATCTAACTGGCTTACAGGAGCACCGAACTCACGGTTAGGAGCCGTATGGCTACCGCGATAACCAAGGTCTACTGTTGAGCGTGGATTGCGTTCTGGACCCTTGCGAGTTACCAAGCGCAGTGGGACAGGGCGACCTGACTCAGAGATGTAACGCTCAAGACCAAATGAAAGTTCCTGACTTGCGTAGCGGTCAGCAATATTTGCATCCGCTGAAAGCGCAAGTGGCTTAGTTGCATCATAAGTAAATGAAGCATTAGGTGTGCCGTGGTAAAGGGTTACAGATTCTAGGTCTGCAATAACCTCACGAAGCATCTTGAGTTCCTTAGGGATAACCAAGGTTGCTGCTTCTTCACGACCAACAAGATTACCCGCTGCCTTTTGCTCATCAACATAACGAGTGATAGCGCCAGTAAAATCATCTTCCAAATCTTTAATGCGGTTGCGTACTTCCTTAGCCAACTGCTGACGGCTCATATCAATAGCACGCAACTTGTCTACCTCAGAGGCAAACTCATACTGCATAGCAGCAACATCATCAACCTTGCCAGACATAACATTTACCTGGTCAATAAGACGGTTATAGCCTGTCTTACGGTTAGTAAGGAATCGCTCAAGTCCAGCCTTGCCGTTAGCAGCAACTACTGCTGGCATAGCAAAACCCTTGGCAAGCATAGATAGTTGTGCTTCTGTAAGGTTACGAACTGTGTAACCAAGGCGTAGAAGTACAGATGTCTTAAAGATATCATTGACAGTAGACAACGCAGCCATACCCTTTTCGGTACGCATACGAAGGTCAGTTACATCAATGCCTTCAAGAAGTCCTGGTAGTACTCGCTCGTGTGACTTGATTGCGCCGTACAACTTACGCATATCTGCAATAACAACTGTGTTAGCAGATTCTCGTGCAAGCACTGGAGCCTTTGCTGCAACTATGCGACCATTTTCTAAGTATGAAATAAACCCACGCTGATTATGGCGAGCCACTGCATTTGCACGGCGTGAGTCAAAAATCTGATACAACTTTGTAAGTTCATCATCAGTAAAGCCTGGGAACAGAGTACGCATAGCATCTGCTTCTGCTAACTTGATGATGTTTAAACGCTCACCTTCGGTGGCTGCTGCAAGGTACTGGTCTGCGTAGCGACCTGCTGACTCACCGAACTGTCCCTTGGACATTGTATTTACTTCACGAAGGAAAGCATTAAGTTCTGTGAAAGAGTCACCATCATTGACATTGAATACACCGCTAGGCAATTCTGTCTTGACGAAGTTAACTACCTTAATAATTGGATGTAGCGCACTGCGCTCAAATGTAAATACCTCTGGAGCACCGAAGGTTTCCTTAGCCTGCTTAAGTGACTTTTCTGCCAACTTGCCAGCAAAAGGTCCACGGCTAAATCCGTACTTAAGTTGTCCACCAGTTGAGACAGTCTCAAGTGCTGCACGGTAGCGGTCATCACCTTGTACAAGTTTTTCTACAACTGTGCTAATAGCATCATTGTATGAAGGAGATGTAAGGATGTCGCCATCTAACTTACCCTCAAGAGCCTGACGGATGTAGTGAGGAGTATCGCTCATGGCATCAAGAACAAGAGCAGCCTCTTTGTCCTTCTCAGCAATGATTGCCATTGCCTTAGGGTCCTTGAGCATTACTGCCTTAAATGTATCTACAACTTCCTCTGCAGACTTAGCCTCACCAAAGAGGTAAGCCATAGCATCTGGGTTTGTAACCTTCTTCTTGCGCCAGTAACCGTACTGTTCTTTAGCGGTTGAGTTGGCAAGGAAATCTACATCCTTAAGTGCTGCACCCTCACCGTTGAGTGCCTTTGTAAGCACGCCTTCCATACGGTCATTGGTCATAGCAAACTTACCGAATACTGCACGGCTTGCCTTGCCATTGATGTTCTCAAGCATGGTTGCCTTAGATGCAATGGCTGCGCCCTTGCCCAAGAAACCTGCAACAGTCAATGGGTCAACGAGTGTAGAAAATGTTAAGTCGTTTAAACCGCTGAGAAACTTACCAGTGTACTGGTCGCTAAATGCAGTCTTTCTATCTCCCTCATCAAAGAGGTCAAAACCAGCAGATAGGAATCGGAAGTTATTGTCAGTCCAATCTTGGAACCAACCACTCTTGTCTCCCGCTGTACGACCTTGACCGACTGCAGAGAAGATTGCCTGACCAAAAGAAATGTCATCACGATTGGCTTCTACACGCTGTGTATATGAGTCATACGATTCGCCTGGAGCCTTGTACTTATTGTACATAAACGGTGTATCGAGCAAGCCTTCTGTTATTTGACGGCGTGCCTTGCCACCAGTTTCGTATGACCACTCACCCAGTTCGAGTACGCCTTTAACGGCACCACGAAGTGGAGTGGTAGAAACCTTAAGTGTGTCCTTAAGAATATTGATTCCATCTGTATACCAAGGGTCATCATTAGAACCCGCTGTGGCAACATCATGGATAAGTCCTGGAATACCAGTGAAGTCAACTACACCTTTGGCTACTTCACCAATCTTGTCATACCAAGCCACTAGCCTTGGACCTTACTGCGAAGGTAACGGTAGTAGTTACGCATAGCGTTGGTTGCACGAGGTGACTCAGCAATTTGCTGATAGATAGGAAGTAGCGCTGCTAACTTTGCAATGTCCTCATCATTTTGAGCGTTAAGCATTGATGGTGCAGCAAGTGATGACTCTGTGCCAGGGCGTGTTCCCATATCAACTGGTTCATCTGGATACTGAGTAGGTGCTCCAAGTGGAACGATATCTTCCATGCCAGGAATACTAAAGTTCTTGGCGGTCTTAGGTAGCGTAACGCCAGACTTATTCATGGGGGCAGCAGTCTGTACATCAAAGAGTTCTCCACCCTCGCCGTACTGTTCGCCAGGCATATATTGCGCTGGTTGTCCTGCACTTCCAGCACCGCCTGTTGCGGATACTGAGAAGTTCTTTGCTGCTGTCTCTGCCATGTTATTCCTTTGCTATAAGAGCATCTGTTGTTCCCCACCCTAGACTCGAACTAGGATTGCCAGTGCCAAAAACTGGAGTCCTGCCATTAGACGAATAGGGATTGAGCACACTCCCAAGGACTCGAACCCTGACCAACGGGTTTGGAAGCCGTTGTGCTGCCATTACACTAGGAGCATTTGGAAGCAGTTTATTGACTTGCTTAGGTCCTGCCATTTGATTTATAGTCGCTGGTGCTCACGACTGTACGAACTACTTATTCTTTGAACCGCGTGTTCCGCCTGGTTGCTTAGCGAGAACGACTGTACCGCCAGTTCCTGATGTCTTAGTGTCAGACTTAAAAGGTGCCTTTACGCTTGCCTTTCCTGCTGAACCCTGATTAGGAACACTAACCTTCTTGTATCCACCCATATTATTCACCCCCCTTAAGTTGGGACTCGTCTAATGAGAGAAGCCTGTAGATTAGGCTCGCCTCGCTGTGTTAATCCTGCCAATAATGACTGAACATCTGGGCGACCACCTGGGGCAATCTGCCCTGGTGCTACACCGACCATGCGACCAGTAGAACTTAGACCCTCAGGAAGTTCTCCTGGCTGTCCCATACCTGGTTCTCCAGGCATACCTGGCTCACCTGGCATACCAGGTTGCTGTGGCATCATCTGTTCTGGGGTAGGTTCTGGTTTAAACGCATCAGATACAGCGTTCTCAATAGAAGTTCCCTTAGTACGCTGCTCAATAACATAGGAGAGTTTGCGTAGGATGTCAGATGGGTCCTGTCCTTGGCTTGCAAGGGCTGGAATAGCCTGTGCATAAGAGGCAATAGCCTGCTTCATAGCATCACGCAGTTCCTCAGTATCCACCTTTTCTTCTTCTTGGGTGGCATTAAATGAGAACGGCATCTGACGGCGAAGGAAGTCACGGGAAATCAACTTATCACCGCGTGCTTGGAGTCCAAAGACTAGCGCACGGTTTGGGTCAAGCCCTGCCATGAGTCCATACTGTACATCTACTGTGTAATCGCCTGCGATATCACGCAATGCCTTGTACTTGATGTTGTATGGAACGCCATTGCGGGTTCCCTTGAGGGTTTTTTCCATGTTGCCAAAGACTGTTTCATCAGTCTTAAGGGCAACCGAAAGCAATTCGACAAATGTACGGGCAAACATTGCGTGTGCTGCCTTGATTTGTGTATCAAAGCCACCCATAAGCGCCTGTACGCCACGACCAGTGACGATAGATGCATCAATGTTACCTGTACGAGACTCTGGATAGCGTGAACCTAGACGAAGTTCTCCTTCAAGTACATTTTGCTGTGCAAATGCACCCGCTGGAATCTCCAAAGGTACGCGGCGAATCTCCATAGGGCGGTCAGAACGGATGATTGCATCTGGTCCGAGTGCCAATTCCATACCATCTCGTGGCATAGCGATAGGTGCTTGGATAGATTTGGTCGCTGCCTCTAGTGAAAGGAGTGCATAACGAGCCTTTGCCACCTGAATAGGTAGCACATCATCAAACTGACCGCGTGCTTTGCCATCAATAGATGGTCGTTGCGTAACGCGGAACATAACTTCACCGATTAGATTAGGAGCACGGTCAAGAATCAGGTCCTTACGACCTGGCATAAAGACTACTTCTTCATCCTTATCGTGGTAGAAAACCAATTCAGACTGGCTTGAGTTATCTTCCTTGGAGTAAATCAAGTGTGCATACTCAGGGTATTGAGCCATAAGTTCTGATGTTGGCTTCATAATACGCTGGTAAATAGAGATAACTCGACCAAAGCGGTCCATTACTGGGTAGCAACCGCGTGGGTCAATGAAGGTAATGCGTGGCATTTGAGCCTCTGCATCAATTTCTACGCGAGATGGAACGAATCCATAGGTCACATAGTGGTCTGCAGCGGTAAACATCTGGGTCTGCAAGTCTGAGAAATCAACAATACCGTTGACAATCTCCTCACGCTTATCTGCTTTCTTGCGTTGATTCTCTCCAACCATGGAAGGAGAGTTGCAGTTAAAGGCAGGTAGGGGAGCAATTACTTCCGCAAGGTCACGAGCAGCGATATCAACCATGTTTGCCACAATAGGATTCTCAAACGGACCGTCTGGGAATAACTCTGGATAAACATCACGCATCCTGCCCTGACGAACGAGGAGTACTTGGTCCATACGAGAATCGCGTTCCTCAAAGAGAGTACGGTAACGATAGTAGTTGTCTTTGATGTCCTCAATAGACTTAGCCATCTTCGTACTCCTTTCTATGAGTATTCGTAGACATCACTGAGGTCTACATAGTATTGTTGGGAACGGTCATAGCGAGTTTGAAACATACTTGGCTTGCTATGAGTTCTTTGATAATGCGTTGCTGATGAGACTCTATCTCGGCAAGCAAGTTCTGCAAACCAAAAAGCCATAACGCAGTCTGTCTTTTGTGACTTCGGGGCACCTGGGTACCAAGTCACGAGTTGCTCGATAAGAGCCTTAATTCCTTCTGATGCGTGGGTAGATGGTAACTCCAGCATTGCATTGCCATCTTCATAACCAAAGAATAAGTTGCTGAGTGATGCAACGCCAAAGTCTGAATCCCATTTGTTTTGTCCAGTATGATGCTCTTTGAGCGTTGCACCCCTCGTAGATAGGTAGTCCCGCACCTCACGGTCCTGAGTCAACATAGTCTGAAATGCATTTTTCTCGACTCGCCACTCAGAAACTTTGTACTTGTCTGTCCAGTCCTTAATCAATCCACGAATCTGGTCTGGCTTCATGCCAGCGACATTGGATACATCAAGTAGATAACGCCTCTGTGTAGAAATATCTAAGGCTAAACATACGGCAGCAGTAAATCCAGAGCCTGCAGGGTCTAGCCCCGCCACCACGACCAAGCCATCCATACCTTCTGGTCGTACTCCAGCCTTGCCCTTCGGAATAATTCCAAAGTTACGAGCACCGTTAATAACGCCCTTGATTGCTTCTGACGGAAAGACTGAATCCTCATGGACTTGTTGCTGCTGATAGACCATAGCCCAAAGGTTCGGGGACATACGCCCACGCTTTCGGTGTAGTGCAGGTCCATCCCATTTGCTATAAAGTCCGTTTTCGTCAGGTACTCCGTTTCCAGAGACAGGTGCCATATTGGTCTTAGCCCAGAGCGTTACCCAATCCTTAGGGTCGTCTGCATATTCCAATACCGCAGGCTGAGCAAAATATGTCCAAGGTGAAATCTCATCTGGATATCTCATAGGGTCACGCAACTCGGAATATAAATCCTTAGGTCGGAGTCGCGTGCCCACTGCAAGAAGTTTTCCACCGTCATAGTCAATACGAGACATAACTTCTGACTGAATCCAGTCAATCTGCTTCTCGTATTCATGAGCGTTGGTGTGGTCAACGCAGTCATCCATAATAATCAAATCGGCGCGAGCGCCGTAGATATGACCGCGGATACCGATAGCCTGAACCGTAGGGTCCTTCTCACCCGAATCGCGGGCTTCTGAGGAAAGATAAATCAGGTCCTGCTTCCAAGAGTCTGAATTCTTTTCAAATCCCCCTGGTGGTCCAAAGGCAAGTTGTAGGTCCTGATACCTTGGGTGTGTCAGACGATTTTTAATTGAAAGCAGGAACTTCTGAGCCATAGCCTGGGTCTTAGAAACAACCATGATACGGATGTTCGGGTTTTGGCAAATTCGGTACACGGCATAGTTAACCGTAATGGTTGTAGACTTGGCGTGCTCAGGGGGCGTATTGACGATAATCAAATCGCTGCTGCCCTTTTCATAGGATATCGCAGGATGGACATCCGAAGGTTCGCGCCCCTCTAGCAAATCAATCCAGTGGCGTTGATGGGTAAAGACCTTGGTTCCCAGGTACTTCTCTGAGAACTCATCAAATGGGGGCACTTCTTCTCGCGCCTTGCCAATTTCGCCACGGGCTGTCATAGACCGTAGGCGGTCAATTCCTAGGGCAAAGTCGGGGTCAGTCTTACGATAGTACTCGTAGGTCTTGACACTTCTGCCAACGGCATCCATAGCCTGTTGGACAGAATAACCCTGTTTGATAAAATCTAGGACTTGTCCTTTGATGGCATCTGATTTAGCGGATGCCGCAGTAGTTCGTTTTCTTTCCATAATTCTGTACTAGTAGAACTCCCATAAGTCCGTTCTACTTACTCCTAACCGAAGGCTGTAGCCCTAGCGGAAGCCGTAGGTTAGGGCATTGTTTAGGGAGTAGCCTAAGGGCTACTCTTGACGAGAGGCTCCGATAGTTTCGCCTCTCACTATAGTATTAGGTGTCCAAAGACACCTGGCAGGACATTATATTCGTGTGATTTGCATCACACTTCTACATAGCATATTTACTATAACAGCAGGTCAGGACCCCAGGACTATCAAAGTTATGTGGGTAGATACACATATACACACATACAGCGCTTTTAACAACCCTGGGGTCAGTCAGACAGTCAATGACTCATCTACTTACTATGACTAGTCGAGTCTGGTGGTCTGGTGACAGGACTAGGACTGGCAAGGACTATCACTAGGACTGGTTTTTACTACACTCTCCCTTTATATAGTCGCGGGGACTGGCTGTTTAAACTCGTCTCATTATGTAAGAAAACGGGGAAGGCTCAAGGTAGTTGAACTTTCAACAATCGCTAAAGTCAGTTGTTTAATATTGTTTCAGAGCATTAGTAAAATCTAACTCATCTAAAGTAGGCGTTTTATACTGGTTTCAGAGCATCATCAGAAAACTATTCTCGAAACTAGGCTCATGCAGGCTCGATATCTATCCGCGCTTTTACTAAAATCTAATCGAGATAAGTGCCCTAAAGTCAGTTAAAATCAATGGTTTTAGGGATGCTTGACTCGTTTAAACCTATCCACTACCTTAGTGCCAGTGGAACAATCCACCTCAACGACTGGAGACAACATGAACCGCGAACAGTGGCTCACCGACCTAGCAACAACCGCACTACCTCAGATAGCCTCAGTAGTGACCTACGCTGATGAAGAACCAACAGTGAAACTCTCATGCGGTTTCCCTGCAAAGCAGGGCAAGCGCAAGCCAATCTCAGCGCAACTCGTACCACCAACAGCCTCAGAGGATTTCATCTCAGAGATTTTCGTTTCACCGACCATCTCTGAAAAATCTGAGGTCATCAAGGCTGTTCTGCCTCTCCTCGTTTCTGTTGTCACTGGTGATTTCAAGCAGGGTGAGACATGGAAACGAGCACTACTTTCAGCAG